AGGCAAAACTATCGGAAACAACCATTCGCAATATTTTTCAATTGTCTTTCTCTTACAAACAAACATCTCACTGTTATTAAATCTATTTGTATCAAAGAACTCTTCGAAACCTGGGATTGCTGCACAAAACCTACGATAATATTTGTCATATATATCAGGATTTTCGAACTCCATTCTTAATTGCTTGTAAATACTTCTTTGAAAGACAACATCTTTTCTGATTATTATGTCATAATTTTTTAATATTTCTTTGGCGTCTTTTATTGTTAAAACACTGTATTTGTCCCAGAAAAATCTTCGGTAATGACATAAACCTACAATATTGTCTTTGCAGTTTTTCCATATATGATATAAGCCAGTTGCTTCATTGATATATGGATTTAGTTCGTTGATATTATCTAAATCATTGTATTGAAATAAATCTCCAACCAGCAGTTCTTTATAATCTTTAGGAACTGGATTGTTATATGGTTTATGTTTAATTATATATATCATTTATGCACCTTTTTCCAAAACAAACTGCCCTCACGATTTGAATTATATAAATATAACAGCTTGTCTAAATATGTTATTGTATATCTCCCCTCATTTATTCCTGTTTGTAAATCGCTTTGAAAATGTACATCTTCGCCTCCGTATTCTATGTCCTCTCTAAATCTCGGCATTGTTTCTTTTTTATAAATTGCTTTCCATGGAGCATAGTTATCAGGTTTTCTAACTTCAACATGTTGTGTCATATCATACCAATTAAAATTGATAATATCTGTATTATATTTGTCAATGGCTTTAAGCAAAGTTTCTACATAATCCATTGTTATTTGGTCATCGCAATCAATAAACGCAACGTATTTGCCTTCTGCTAAATGAATACCCTCATTTCTTGATTTAGCAACTCCAACATTGTTTTGATGATTGCGTACAATAATAGGGCTATGAATAAATATTTCATCAATCCCCTCACATTTTGTTTTTGAAAATTCTTCTTTGCAATAATCATCAATCAAAATTATTTCAACATCATCCGTTTTTTGAATTGCAAGTTCTCGTAATAATTTCAAAGTCAATTCATACGTTTCGAAATACGGAATGATAATTGATAATTTTACCATTGCCTGTCGCCTCCTTCTAAAAATTCTCGCTCTGCTTTATTCAATCTCTTTTGCAATATACTATCTATTTTTTTGTCTTTTCCTTTAATACTTAAAGCCAACTGTTTTGTATCGGCATAATGCCTTATTGTACTCGTTCCCCAAAAAATATTGTCACGGATTGTTGTAATTGATTTTGTATTTTCTCTATTCCATACATAAATTGGCTTTTTTAATAATTCAAAACTATTCATGTAAATACAAATCTTGCAATGCTGATTTTTATCTTCTTTAAGAGTTCCCTCATTATATAAACACTCTTGTCTTGTAGCTAGTTCCTTCTTAATAACCTTGCCACAGCTACCACTCCAACCCTCAAGAGCTTGATATTTATCTTTGTATTCAGGAATATAACATGCTTCAAGTATTCCTTTTTTATAATCAGCCATGCCTACAAATAAGACATCAGGTTTCTTTTGCAATTTATTGTTTATCTCTTCAAGAGCTTCATCATCATAAAGCCAGTCATCACTATCGACATAATAAACATAGTCAACGTCATCATCCAAATGCAAATAAGCTTCATTTCTAGCTCCGCCATTATATCGTTTTTGTTTAAGTTCTATTATCTTATGTGGTGGTTTCAATAATTCTTTTACAATCTTAACTGAGTTATCCGTGCTAACATCATCAACAAAAATAATTTGATAATTTTTATATGTTTGTTTCAATATACTATTAAGACATTTTTCAATTGTGTGCTCATAATTATAATTCGGTATGATAATACCTATTTTATAATTGACTTTTTCTGGCAACTTAAACCAATCTTTGTCCTTAATATTTGCTTTTTTAATGCAATCAATTTCATAATCAGTCAAGTTTATATCTACATATTCAATAAAATCTTTATGTACACAACGCAATCCTACGTTCAAAAGCTCTTTTAGGTCCTCAGCTTCAAAAATATAAATGTATTCAATATCTACATCATTTTTTATAAAACTCAAAGAATTTTTATCAACAGCTACCTTCAAAGATATCACCTTCTATAATGATACCAAAAAAAAACGAAAGTGTAAAGCAATACTATTTTACAAGCCAAACACTCTCTGTTTTTTCGTTTCTACAATCAAACGTGTCATATATAACACCGTTTTTAGAACAAGTTATATGCCCACGCATTGTAATTAATAATGTGGAATTAGGAAACATCCCACTCACTTCGCCAACACTCCCTTTTACGTTATACAATCTTTTATAAGTTCTATCTAAATAATTACGAACGAATTCCCTTTTATCAAATAAAGTACCCTCGTATTGAGCAATATCACTTAAATAATCATAGACATAGTCCCAACTTTTACCAGTTGCACAGCTTATTGCTCTAATAACACAATCGTCTTCATATCTATTAACAGCATTCGCATTGTAAAATTTATACATCTTACATCATACTTCTTTGTAGTGTTTCTCTTAGCATTTGCTTTTGAGGTTCTGTTTCAGCTTCCTCATAAAGAACTCTTATAAAATCCTCTAAGGCTTTAACCATATAATGATATGATTTGTCAGTTTCTTCCCCTGCTCCATATCTTGAACGGCTTTCTTGATATCTATCATACTCGTCAGCCATTCTGTCGATATGTTCATCCCCTCTATATCTCATGTCTCTGCCTCTAACCCCATAGCTTCCTCGTCTATATTCCCCATAATTATCATAGTTCCCATAACTATCATAGCCTGGTCGTCTAGCTCCATAATTATCATAGTTCATTTAGTCATCCTCCTTCGCATAATGTTTTATTTTTGATAATTTTACTAGGTTATCAACATTCGCTGTTGTCAAACCCTGTTCCAGTAAATTCTTGATTGACTCTTCCATTTTTTTAATTACTTCATTTTCCACGCTTCTCACTCCCTTCTTTTAAGAGCTTTATTATTTCATCATTCTGCTTAATTATTTTATCTAGATATTCATTATCTTGTCTTTGCAATTCTTGCATTAAATCAACATTATTAAAATCCCGAAAAAGGATCTGCAAACTTAATGCCTGTAAAATTAAAGATATATCATTAACCATTAAGCAATTTTACGAATGATAAGATTAGCGTCTTTTATTGTTGGTATCTCAGTTTCAACTGCTGGTGTTACCCCTCCAACTGCTGGCAATGAGCCAACCGCAATAGTGGTGTTAACTCTTGGGCATAATCTTAACAATTTAGTAAATGATATATTTGTATATTCCCCAGCTGTTGTAATTACAGCATCAGTCTCAGTTCCTTCTATATCACTGCCATTTGTTTTTAAAGCAATTGCTACTTGCCCAGCAGTTTCGCTTGTTACATTAGCATTGAATATCACTTCAAATATACCTCCGCCAATTATTGTAAAATCACTACCACCATTATTGTATTGTAACCATCCGCAACATGTTGCACTGTTAGTCCTTAAATCTACTGTGGAAAAGTTTATATTATCAATGTTACTTGTTAAAACTTCTGGAATTATTTGTAATGCTTGTATCATTTGTTCTTTCTCCTTTCTTAAAATAAAAGAGAATAAGCCTTGCCTATTCTCCATTTAGCAAGTTCTCCTAAGAGCTCGTCTATTGACTTTATGCTATAAATCCATTGAAATTGTTTCCGCAACCACATCCACCATTGTTGCAAGTGAATATTGGTGTTCTACCATAAACCGGAGTTGATGGTACTGGACAAGTATTTAATCTGTTGTATAATTGGTCGACTTCATTAGCAAATCCTTGTGCAATAAATGCATTTTGAGCTACTTGTGAAGCTTGTAAATCCTTCATAGACAATTGTCTTTCAAGGTCTGCAATCTTTTCATTTTTAGCGTCAATCTTATCTTGGCATAATTGGTCTAAAATACGTTGTGTATTTGATGTTTGATTAGTAATTATGTCACGAATACCATTACTTAAAGCCTCTCTATCAGCACAGTTTTCAGCTAATACAGTTGATGTTAAGTTGGCAATTCCTAAACGATTTTCGCAGCAACAGTCATCCAATCTACTGCCCATGTTATTAAATCCTTGAAGTGTGGCAATTTGGCTATTAAATGCTTGTTGCATGTTAGCTATTTGTCTAGCATTGTCTGCAACTTCTGCACTAGCAAATCCGTTATTTAAAGCACTAACAACATCTGCTGTGCTATTACATAATTGGTTTGATATTCCCCAAACGCCATCTCTTACACCTTCAATTTGGTTGCTTAAATGTAATGTATCAAAGCCATTATTAGTGTTAGTCATAATGTCCTTTTGTCCATTCGATAACCAAGCAAAGTCATTATTATAACCGCCATTGCCAAAGCCGCCGAAACCACCATTATTGAATAATAAAGCTAATAATACGATTGCCCAAATACCATCGCTACCAAAGAAACCACCGTTGTTATTTCCATAACCACCCATTATAGGATAGACATAAGGAAAACCAAATCCATTGCCGTTTGTTGTTGCTAATTCCACCGTTGGTGTTATTCCTGTGTTTCCATTCATTTAACCTTTTCTCCTTTCTAACTATTTTTTTATATCTACACTATTTTTAGTGTCGATACCCAATTTATTTATATATTCATCCGGAACCCCAAACCCTCGCATGAAGTTCTTAAATCCTGTTATTTGTTCTTGATTATAATTACCAGTTAACTCATTTAACAATTCTTGTGGATTATTGCTTTTTCTTGCTTGCTCGTACACTTGTAGAGCTTGTGGATTTTTCATTTTCAATTGGTTCCTCAATTGGTTGATTAAAATCTGTAACGCTTGGTTCATCCTTTAACCTCCTTTGCAAATCTTCAATTTGTGCAGTTAAATAATCTATCTTAATGTCTTTTTCATCCTTTTGTACAATTTCATTCAATTCGTAAGATTTAACCTCACCTTTGGCATTTTTCAACCACATAACGCTCATGTCCTTACTAAAAAAAGGTGTATCAATATAAACCATCTCTTTATTAACTTCGTCAAAAGATGTGGCAAATTTCATACTATTTTGAGGCATGGGTGATAACGAAAAATTTTGTGTCAAATTAGTTGGTGTTTGTGGCATATTATTTTTTGCCAATTGTTCCTTTAATTGTTGCAATTGATTTATATTTCCATCAATCCTATCAATTGTTATTTGAGAATTATATGGATTAAGATATGGATTGTTATACATCTTTTACATCTCCTTTAAATGCACAAAAGGAGATAAAATAAACAAT